GTCAAGTTCTACGGAGACTCAATGATTATCAACTATCAATCCGATGTTATGATGAGAGACTTGAAGGATGATGGCTTTGAAAATGAAATCGTACGAACATTGAACGAAGTCAAAAAGTTCTTGCAAAAAGAATATAAGACAATCACTGGAAAGTCAGTGTCTTTGACCTCCAAGGGCGAACCACAAATTATCGTCCAAACAACATCTCGAGTCCGTACATTCGTACAGGCATATCAACACTACAAAGTTGGCGGCCTAAAGATGGATCAAATTGGCGCACCTTCCGAGGACACCGCTAGAGACGTCACAAAGAAGTTTCTCGAGTTTGCAAAAGCAAAGCGCCCTCAAAATGAAAAAATTAACCCAAAGGATAATCAGAAATGAAACTCACAAAAGAATCACTAAAACAAATCATCAAAGAAGAGATGGACTCTTTACTCAACGAAATGGGAGAGGTAGATGAAGCTAAGGCAAAAGAGATAGCTGAAGATACGAGAAACATGGGAGACATGCAATTCATGGGCCCACAAGAACGCATCAACTTTATTGTTAGTAGGTACAACGGTGTCTCAGAAGCAACAGCAGCTGCAGCTGTGGAAATGATGCCATACTGAGGCTAAATGAAACTCACCAAAAATGAAATCGTTAAAGAACTTGTAAAGTGCGGAAAAGATCCTCAATATTTTATTGATAACTATTGTAAGATCTCCCACCCAATGCACGGGCAAATCCCCTTTAAGACTTATGGGTATCAGAAAGATATACTCAAGTCATTTAACGATTATCGTTTTAACGTAATTTTAAAAGCAAGGCAGCTCGGGATCTCAACCATCTCAGCTGCTTATGTTGCTTGGTTCATGTTGTTTCATCGAGAAAAGAATGTTCTCGTAATCGCAACAAAACTATCCACAGCGACAAACCTCGTAAAGAAGGTCAAGATGATCTTCAAGAATCTTCCATCATGGATGCTGATTGCAAAAATTCAAACAGACAACAAGCAATCATTCGAGTTGACAAACGGTTCTCAAGTAAAAGCCGGAACCACATCAGGCGACGCTGGTCGATCAGAAGCCTTGTCTCTCCTCATTATTGACGAGGCAGCGTTCGTTGACGGCCTTGAAGAGCTTTGGACGGGTCTTTACCCTACTTTGTCAACAGGGGGGCGCTGTATCGCTCTAAGCACCCCTAACGGCGTTGGGAACTGGTTTCATAAAACCTACTCCGAGGCTGAGACGGAAATGAATGATTTCTTTCCGACAAAACTTCATTGGGACGTACATCCAGATAGAGACGACGCTTGGTTCGAAAAAGAAACAAGAAACATGTCTAAACGCCAAATAGCTCAAGAGCTTGAATGTTCATTTAATGCATCTGGGGAAACTGTTATAAATCCCGAAGACCTGCAGAGACTTCACGGAGATATAACACAACCTGTATACAAAACTGGCTACGATAGAAATTATTGGATCTGGGAAAAGCACCAAGAAGGTGTGCCATATCTTTTGGTGGCTGATGTTGCTAGGGGAGATGGCGCGGACTTTAGTTGTTTTCACGTGCTGAGGGTTGACACGATGTCGGTTGTTGCAGAGTACCAAGGCAAGCCTGATTTAGATATGTACTCCGAGATATTATTCTCAGCTGGGAACGAGTATGGCACATGCCTTTTGGTTGTCGAGAACAATGGAATTGGAATCGCAGTTCTAGAAAAGCTTAAGGAAATGAATTACAAGAAGATTTATTATTCCATCAAATCAACTCATGAATATGTAGAGTCATATCTAGCCGAAGGAGACAGTCGAGCCGTACTTGGATTTACAACATCAACAAAGACAAGACCCTTAATCGTAGCCAAATTGGAAGAATACGTTAGAAACAAACTAATTAATATACACTCCAATCGTGTTTTTCACGAACTAAAAACTTTTATTTGGCACAACGGCAAGCCTCAAGCGATGCGCTCTTACAATGATGATTTGGTTATGTCCCTCGCAATTGCATGTTGGGTACGAGACACAGCCCTCTCAGAAAATGAAAGAGACATGGCCTACAAAAAGGCGATGCTTGGAGGTTTGATGAAGTCTACAACGACTATCAATACTCAAATCAAAGGCCAAAAAATTTATAATGAAACGTTCACAGAAAAGTACGAGGAGGAAATAAAAAGCACAAAAGAATTTTTGTGGATATACAAAGGATAGAAAATGGCTCGCAACGACAGAAACCCGAACAACAATCAGAATGATTTATTTAAAGCTTTAACAAGAATGTTCTCGGGTCCAATTACCCAACGACGAACACAGTCAGGCCGTCAGTTACGCCGCCGCCATTTGGATATGTATTCGAAACGGTTTAGATCCGCATCAGGTCAACAGTTTAAGAAGACTGAATACAACCCAATGAATGTCATGGCATTGAACATGATCTCGAATAGAAACCGCTCAGAGCGTTACGTAGACTTCGACCAAATGGAGTTCACCCCAGAGATCGCATCTTCTCTTGACATCTATGCAGATGAGATGACCACCCATTCAGCATTGACCCCAATGCTCCACATCAGATGCCCGAATGATGAAATAAAATACTTACTACACTCGCTCTACTACAATACGATGAATATCGAACACAACCTTTTTGGCTGGGCTAGAACCATGTGCAAATACGGAGACATGTTTTTGTATCTCGATATGGATGAAGAAAAGGGTTTGCAAAATTGCATTGGACTACCTCCTCAAGAAGTCGAGAGACTTGAAGGCGAAGATCCAACAAATCCAAATTACGTACAGTTTCAATGGAACAATGCTGGTTTGACTTTAGAGAATTGGCAAATGGCACACTTTCGTGTTCTCGGAAATGACAAGCATGCTCCTTATGGTACATCTGTTTTAGAGCCCTCTAGACGCATTTGGAGACAGCTTACGCTTCTCGAAGACGCAATGATGGCCTATCGCATCACAAGGTCGCCAGAGCGACGTATGTTTAAAATTGATGTTGGTGGCATTGCACCTCAAGATGTCGAACAATACATGCAAAAAGTCATGACGCAAATGAAACGACACCAAGTTGTAGACCCCACTACAGGCCGCGTAGATTTACGCTACAACCCACTTTCGATTGAGGAGGACTACTTTATTCCAATTAGAGGCGGACAGTCTTCTACGGACATTGTCAGCCTTCCTGGAGGCCAATTCACAGCACAGATCGAAGACGTTAAGTATCTTCGAGACAAACTATTCTCAGCATTGAAAGTTCCACAATCGTACTTGTCAATGGGAGAAGGTGCGACTGAGGACAAGACAACATTGGCCCAGAAAGATATCAGGTTTGCAAGAACCATCCAGAGACTACAGAGAGTCCTTTTGTCTGAATTAGAAAAAATTGGAATTATTCACTTGTACACTCTCGGATATCGCGGAGATGACTTGTTGAACTTTAAGCTAAGCCTTAATAACCCATCAAAGATTGCAGAGATGCAAGAGCTAGAACACTGGAAGACTAAGTTTGATATTGCTGGTGCAGCAACAGAAGGATATTTCTCTCGGCGTTGGGTTTCGGAAAACTTGCTTGGATTGTCACAAGACGAATACTTAAGAATGCAAAGAGAAATGTTCTCAGATAAAAAGTTCATGGGCGCACTTGAAGCCGCAGGTGCTGCACCTGAAGAAGGCGGAGGTGGTGGCCTTGGAGGCGGCGATCTCGGCGGTGGAGATCTCGGTGGAGATCTTGACCTTGGTGGAGACACTGGTGGCGGAGATCTTGATCTTGGTGGAGACACCGGTGGAGACACCGCACCTGCGGAGGATAAAGACGAAGGCGACCTTTTGGCAGAGCCTCCAGCAAAACGTGATGATGACGCAAAACCTAGAGGCCCATACAAGAAGCACAAAATTTCTTATCGCAAAGGCGGATTCTCAAAGCAAATGAAAAACCAAGCTTTTAGCGGAGAAGTAAGGGGCTCTACCTCTAGAACAACATTTCCAGGCAAAGTGGGATTCGGTGGACTAGATTCTTTATCTAGAGGGGTTTACGAGGGAGACTCAAAAGAAGAAGAGAAACTATTTAACACAAGTAGTGAAATGAAGTCACTGATTGAATCATTAAGAAATAAGGACGACAAAGATGAAACTTAACAAAGAAACACTTAAACGAATTATCAAAGAAGAGCTTGACGCTATTCTTGATGAGTCTGCTTTGCTTAAAAAATTTAAAGCAAAAAAAGAGAACGAGCTGATGAAAAAGTTCAAAGATATGGGGAAGAAGCCTAGGAAAACTTTTAATGACTTGCGGTCTCATAGCCCGGATCAACTAGCTTCCATAGGGCAAGCTTTTGATAAGGCATACCCTGGACACTACGTGGGAACCCCAGCAACAAAGGGCTACGCTGGAATGAAGTCCAACAAGATAGTGCAAAATCCTTACGGAGGAAGGTTCTATTATATGTTCGAGCCTGAAGATTTCGCTCAAAGAACCGGTGAAGCTGGTCCTATTAAAAAAGGGATAATAAGCCTCTTCGCATATGAACCAGCGTCAGGTGATATGGAGTTTAACAGCGCTTACGCCGTGGAAGACTTGGATAGTGAATTAAGAAGAGTGGCAAATTTAGGATAATAACATGAAACACAATAAGAAAAGAAATACCGCTTTTCTTTACGAATGCCTAATTCGTGAATTAACAAAAGCAATTTTACAAGAAGACAAAGTAAGACAATCGAAAGTCAAGGGTCTTTTAAAGGAATTTTACACAAAAGGAAAGGTTCTCTCAAAAGAGCTCGATCTATATAAATCTCTACTGGAGAGCAAAGAATTGAAGTCAGACTTCTCGAAGCGACTTATGGTTGAAACTAAGAAGGACTTTGATTGCTTAGACAGAAAAGAAGTCTTTAACGAGCAAACAGAATTGATCAATAAAATCAACAAGACCTTGGGAGGTAAGGCGTTTTCAAACTTTGTTCCGAACTATAAAGACATAGCAACGATTGGGCTATATTTCCAAAACTCAAACCTTGGAGCAAAAAAGAGAATCATGCTTGAGGATAAGGTGGTAAATTTTCTTACCAGATTAGATGAAAACCAGACAGAAATGAAGCCGGTTGACCAACTTGAATTCAAAATGTTTGTTAAGAGATTCAATGAAACATACGAACACTCCTTGCTAAAAGAACAGAAAGATTTGCTTAGTAACTTTATCGTTTCCTTTTCGGATAATGGTCTAGGATTAAAGTCTTTTTTAAATGAAGAAATTGGGCGACTTAAGCAAGACGTAGAGACACTCATCATGGATGACTCTAACACACCATTGGTCGAAAATTTTAGAAAGGTAAAGTCAAAGCTAGACGGGTATGTAAGGACTCCCATAAATTCACAAATTGTAGAAGAGGTGTTTTATATTCAAGATCTTTTAGCGGAGGTAAAGAGAAATGCCAATAAACATTAGATTAACAGATGAGGAAGAAGTTCAAGAGCAACCCGACTCGACAATCAAAGTAAAGATTGTAAAGTCAGACTCAGAAGAGGTGCCCGACGAAAGTGGCGTCAAAGTTGAAGTTGTCGAGAAAGATCGCATAGAATCTAAACTCAAATTACGCTCAGCTATCAATGGAGATCTTATGATTATGGATCACAAAGATATAGACATTGTAATCAAGCAAAGTGACAAGAAGATTGTGGCATTCGCTAAAGAGACGCTTTCTGACTTAGTATACGGTGCCGAGTCTAGACTACTAGAGTACCTAAGAAGAAACGGCTTGATTGAAATTGATTCAATCCAAGGTGGAAACATATATGGATCTTTAGAGGGAAAGCTTCAAGAAGGCAAGAAAACAGTCGAGATTACTTTGATGAAGATATCTGAGTGGATGGAGACTGAGGAGCCAATGATGAGCGGACGAACCGGTTACGACGATATGCAGGACGACCACCTATTGTCACCTGACGGAGAGTTCTCAACAGAGCTAGGAGAGGTTCCTCACGAAGAAGAGAAGGGGTCTATCAGACAGCAAAATTTATTCGCACCTTATTTGTACGGAAGATACACCTATGAGTAGTCAAAAACTTATTATGGAAAGCTGGAGACGTTTTCTAAAAGAAGACGCAAGAGGCAAGCGCTTAGATCCAAAGGACGTTTGCCTAGCTTCTTACATTACACCTGGTTCCGATGCTACGTTTATATTATATCGTCGTGGTGCAGGAGACACAGTCGAAGATCAATTTGACAATCTATCTATTATTGGATCGATATGGATAGAAAGTCTTAAAGAAGAGGGCCCATGTCTATCTGGAAATGGCCGTGGACCTGCATGGCACGTAAAAGCAGTTCACACTGCTCCTTCACACAGGAGAGTTGGATATTCAGATGAGCTCTATGGCTTTGCCTTCTTAATCGCAAAACAAAACAATGCCGCATTAACTTCAGACAAGCACGCAGGAACAAAACCTAAGGCTATGGAAAAGTGGAAAGGCTTCGAAAAAAACACTTCAACATACGAAAAGGCATCAACAAGCAAGCCCTATAGTTCTACTGAATTTGACTATGATGGCTCAACTCCTGATCCGAAAGATGATTGTGCTACCATAATTGTTGGAGACGACCCAGATAATGGCACAGACTCTGCTTTCATGCACAAGAATCCAGAAGTGTATGAGAAATTGATGGTCTTCTATGAGGGCAACCACCAACAGTTCCTAAGCGAACTATTGCCAACAGAGTGGGTGACAGAGCGTGAGTTTACAATAGAGCTAGCAGAAAAGGAAGATGATAGCTTCAACAATGCATTCCCAGAGGAAAACTGATGAACCAAAAACTTATATTGGAAGGGTGGCGAAAATTTCTTCTGAATGAAAACACTGCGCCTGAGGGCATATGCCTCTATCATCATGGTGCAGGTAGACCCAATCAAAGAATCATCCTATACAAACCCGTTGAGGATACGCAAATTAAAAGCAGATTATTCTTGGACACTATTATAGTTGGTGCGATTTTATTTCAAAATACTGATGGCGTAGTGAACGAGCCGTGCATTCCGGAGACATTCCAAGTCAGCACAATCTTTACGCACAAGGACTATGAAGGTCAAGGGTTTCAAAAGCTAATGATGGATTGCGCTTTCTATGTTTTAGGAAAAGAAGGGAAAGGCTTAACATCAGACCAAGATACAGGCACAAAAGACAAAGCCGCTCGTGCATGGGACAAGATTGAAAATTCCCCAGAATACAAAAAAAGAGAGACAGATGATGGCAACAGCGTGTTTGACTATACGGATCAAACAGATGACCCCAATGATGATTGTAGCATGCCTAGCCAATCTCCAGCTACCACTCACAGTTTTGAGAAGCGGAACGCATCCAACATCCAACCGCAATATGATAGTATGAAAAACAATCATATAAATTTTCTTAAGAAAATAGGCAGAGACAGGGCCGCATTTAACAACATGTTGAAAAATAGATCTCGAGCAGATTTTATAGAAAGATATTCGGGGCTTTAATGGAAATATTACATTTTATCTTAGCAGCATACGGCATGACTTTTATGATTGTGTATGGTAAAATCTTCGAAGACATCCGACCCAAGAAGGACTATACAAAGAAATGGAACACGCTATGGAATTGTCCGTTGTGCATGGGATTTCACGTAGGTTGGGTTTTAATGCTCCTTTCTTCATATACTGAACTATTTACTTTCGAGTGTTCTTTCGGGAACGCTTTTGTTCTTGGTTGTATTTCAGCTGGAACATCTTATTTAATTTCGGTCTTAGTCGATGATTTTGGACTAAGGCTATCGTCGAGATCAGGAGGTGATTATGTCGATGATTAAGCGCTGGGTTTTACAACCCGTCCGTCGCTGCTGCAGCGGATCTTAGCTCACGCGGGTAACGCCCGCTAAGGGCGGAATCAATTCCGCCTTATTTATTAAAACAGGATAATACAAATGAAAATTACAAACAAGCAAATAAGACAAATTATTAAAGAAGAGCTCGAAGCGGTTCTAAGCGAATCCAATGCTTTGGTTTACGGCTTGGGCTTGGCCGGTGCCGCTAAAAAGCGAAGAGCAGCTGCTAAAAATAGCAGAGATAGTGAGATGGAAAAAGAAAGACAAACTCGACAACGGACCCTAGATAAAATCAACAGAATGTCTGCACCAAGACCATCAGCCAGTCCCGCACCGACTCAATCGAAGTCTACCGCCACTTTTACGGGACCAGAATGGATGAGGGGCGCCACAGGAGATTCTGCTGAAGGTTTGGAATCTTTGCTCCGCGCAAAACATAAAGCGATTGATGCTTTAGGTAGGGATGAGTATGGTAACTTACCTCCCATGTATATATTCAACAACGGCTTCGGCCAGCAAAAGCACGAGCTGTTGAGTACCTATTACGATGGAGATATGGATCTTTATGATGCCATCGATGCCGCAAAAGCAGCTGGAGAACTTGGAGAAAATGATATCGACGACGAACACGGTGGATTCAGTTTGTCTAAATTATTCCCAGGTAAATAAGCTTTAGGAGCAACAAATGTCTAAACAATTGCTAAGAGAGTTCCACGCATTATGCCCTGACGGTAGATGCTTGGACCTCTTAACTGAAAGAGAGAAGAGAGAAGTTGTTGAAGATGGCGTGGTCTATTTGACCGGCCGGATTCAAACAGCGGACAAGAAGAATGGTAATGGTCGCAAGTATCCACACAAAGTTCTCAAGAGAGAGATGGATAACTACATGGCTATCGTTAAAGATAACCGAGCGTGTGGTGAATTAGATCATCCTGATGACTCCGTAATTAACCTTAAGAACGTTTCTCACATGGTCACTGACTGTTGGTGGGAAGGCAAAGATGTAATGGGCAAGATCAAGGTCCTAGACACTCCTAGCGGTAGAATCCTAAAGGACCTCATCAATGCTGGTGTGAAGCTTGGGATTTCATCTCGAGGATTGGGCTCAGTTCGAGAATCAATGGGCTCAACAATTGTTGAGGAAGACTTTCAACTAATTTGTTTTGATATCGTGTCAGAACCATCAACTCCAGATGCCTATGTTTATCCCGGCGAAGGCTCGAAAAAAACAGTCAAGTTCTCCACGAGATTGCGAGAACAAAAAGAAAATAATATTGACAATCTATTTAAGAAGATTCTTGGAGACTAAATGAACAAAGAACAATTAAAGAAAACCCTCAAGCCACTCATCAAAGAGTGCATCAAAGAAGTTATTTTTGAAGAGGGAGTGTTATCAGGAATCATATCTGAAGTTGTAAAAGGAACCGGCGGTCAAAGAATCGTTGAATCCCAACAACCTCAGAAGTATAATAAACCACAAATAGATCACGAAGCTATAGAAAGAAAGAACAAAGAAAATCGACGACGTATACTTGATTCAATCGGTAGAGACTCTTATAATGGTGTCGACTTGTTTGAAGGCACAACTCCCCTGTCGAACAGAGACAGTGGAAGGTCCGCTGGTACACCTCAAGGAGCAAAGGCTCTAGATGGCGTTGCTGCAAATGACCCGGGTGTTGATTTATCTTCTTTTGGAATGTCTTCGGCACTATGGTCAAAATTAGCAAAGGGAAAATAATGGCTACCAATTACAAAATGAAACCTCGTAAAGGTGAGAATATGGAAAGATTCATCAAGCGATTTACAAAGAAGTGTAAGAAGCTTGGGATCATCCAAGAAACCAGAGACAGAAAACACTTTACTTCTCAATCTGAGAAAAAGAGGCTTGCTCGCAAAAAATGGAGAGCACGCAACAAGAAGAATAAAGAATAACTATTTAGTCTTAAAGAGAGGGAAAAATTATGAGTTCAAATTTTTACAACGTAGGATTAAATCATGTTGGTGCATATCAAGTAGCAGGTACTCCATATGTTAGCTCATCTGCTTTACCAAGTACAAACACCGAGTCTTTGAGGTTTCAGTTCCCAAAGGTCACAAAGAAGGTGTGTGTAAGCACTAGCAACACACAAGGCATCCGAGTCCACTTCGCACCCTATTTGCCCGGAGAGTTTGGGTATACCGAGGGCGCCGACACCAATGATAATTATATTTTAGTTGAAAAAAATCATACATTTGAACTACCAGTTAAGTGTAAGGAAATATTTATTTCTGCTACACAAAATGGCTCTTCTAGCGACACAGTTCAGATTTTTGCAGAATTAACAAACATTCCAACAGAAAGAATGTTTGATCTAGATGGCCTAGAAGGAGTCACACAATAATGACTTTTAGATATTCTGTAGGATTAAACAACGTTGGCTCGTATCAAGTGTCTGGTCGGCCATGGTGCAAACACTTAACAACTAGCGGTGCAACAAATGGACTTATTGAGTTCCCAACTGTTGTCGATAATCTATTCGCTCACTTTGACGACAATGGCGTAGGTCACACGGTAAAGTTCGCATTTTGCGAGCCGAAACGAGCTATTGATTTCAGCGCAACTAATGAATATTTGACCTCAACTTTTCCAGCAACAGATCAACTTAC